AAAGGTTGCAATTCTATCCAAAGTAAATTCCCCCGGGGCTACGCCCTAGGTTAAAAACCAATGTTTAGAACGCAGCCCACCGCGAAGTGGATATCCAAAACTCACTCTGTAGTGAGAACTCCCGACTGCAACGGGTTGTTTTTAGTAGCCTACTAATACAGCTTCTTATGGGGTCGTAGGGTCTCCTAACAAGTAGTCAACCACTGGACAGCACAAGAAGTACAAGCAAGTAAAGTCTGGTCCCGCGCCCACCGCAGTGGAGAGCGTGGAAGTATTGTAAGAATCGGCCGATGTCGTATTTGCAGCAATCAGAGTCAAAATAGCTCCAGTTTCATCCGTACCGTCAACCGATGATCCTTCAATATAGAAGGCAGGCGACACAAGCGAGAAACTCCGGTTATTATTATCCGGGATCGAGAACTGCAATGAGGGTGAAGGTCCTGAAGAGGTTATCGCCGCGCCAGCTAAGCCATCACGCGTCATATTTAACTCGTTAAGGCGTAGTGCGCGAGTACTCACATTTGCGGAGGCGAGAAGAGTCCCTGCAATACCTATCCACCTATTGGTAGGATTGATAGCATTGAAATCTGTAACTCGAACCACACGCATGTCCCCCACGATATTTTGTGGGGAATTCAGTGTGACAGTGAAATTCGTGCTTCCACGATAACCCTGATACATACCACTAATCCATGGCAACATATGCATCGTATTGAAAGCATAGTCCGCAGAGCCTGAGGCCGCGATGACCTTATTGGCCACCGGACCCATTGCTTGCGGTGTATATCCAGGTGTGTACGGCATCCTCAAGTAACCTTTCTTGTATATCGTAGTGCCACTACCAGTCGAATTTGGTAACATAATAGTGTCCATAATCTGTGAGCGATGCATAAGCTTGCGCAAAGATAATATGGATTCACCAAAGTTTAAACCAAAACGATCGGCATGTGGCCTAGCGGGCGTTCCGAACGTGATCGTATTAGATTCTTCTCCTTGTAGACTAAAGAAAGAGGGCACATATGAAGTGCCCCCGTTCCCAATCCAACTCTGAGGATTCGCGAATTCAAAATCATCACCACCAGAAATGTACATCAGCACTGGAACGTTAGATGGCGTGCTAGGCGACTCCAACGTGTTGAAGACCGACACGGAAATAGATCCGTTGTCGACATCCTCACGTGGGGCCAAAGCATCTCCCAAGTTCCAATCATCTACCTGAGAATTACCAACTGACAACCAAGCCAAAGCTTGATGGTAGGGAATCTCTATGGTAATTTCATTCGTCTCACTCAAATCCAAGATATAGGTATACACCTCATTCGTGGGAGGGGACGAAGTACTGATATTATTTACGGGATCATAGGAAATCTTCAATCTCCCTTTATGATATTTGGTGCACACCGCCTTTATACGCACCTTCAGGGTACCCCTCCAATGTTTGAACAGGTTTCCAAGGTATGATAAAGGTGTGTGGTACGTTCGGTAACCAACTGTAGTGTCAGACGCATTTTGTAGCGTAACATTTGCGTTCAACGTTGGAGTAACGCGAGCATTAAAAATGATTGTTCCAACAGCCTGGGTCGTGGAGAATCCTGTCGCACCAAAGAACGACTCCTTTCGTCTAATATAAGACAAGGACAACTCATCCTGACCGTGAATACCAAATGGCTCGGGATCTATTGACAATTCAGTCTTAGGATCAAGAACTAATTTCTGATAAGGCGTGGAAATTTCAGCTGTTGCTAAGTGCGGCGCTGACATGACATACATAGGTTGGACATTATCGATATTCGGAACATTAGTGTACCCGAAAAGCGATGCAATCCGACTGACCGAGCTTGCTCCTATCTGGGTCGCGCGAGCAAATCTCCCAATTAAGGGGATTCTAGTCAAATAGCTCGCGGTATTGGCCACAGCGGTGGCAACTCCAGATACGGGACCTTGCCCATATTCGTCACCTTGCAGCGCCAACTTGGAGGTTGGCGCCATCAATTCAACGTCCGTCATCCATGCAAAAGTTTGCACTGTCAGAGCAGAAGAGGCGGTGGCGATAGCCCTATCCAGGGGAGCAAAGATAACATAGTTCAAGCTCCCGAAATTTGATACATCGTTTGCACTCGTAATATTTAACCAATTTTTATGGTAGAAGAAAGGTAACTCCATTTCACCACCAGCATTAAGCTGAGGCTCGATATAAATACCGGGCTGTTGTGAATATGGCACTCTTAACGTTGTATCCGAGGTCAAATTTGTTCGAACTTTATCCGCCGCTAACCCCAACAAGGGAGTATAAGCGACTCGTAAAAGCCCGTACTGGAAAGGGGTGGCATTTATTACGACTTTGATATGCAGTTTAGCACGCAAAAACGCAAAATTGTTTATCTTTTTCGTCACTGCAGAATTCTGCAGGAATAACAACCAGGGCTGAATGGTCTGTTTCACTCCAATAGGATCGGAAGTGGACCACGTGAATGTATTGATAACAACAGGACGTTGCAAGAAAGTGGACAAACCAACTTCACTTGTAGCGTCAACCTCCGCCACAGGATTCTTAGAATCTGCAGCGAAGGTTAGGTCACCCACGGTGTCATCTTCAAACGTCACGGTAGTGGTGGGAGTCGCCTCACTTGGCGCACTACCCACACTCTCTTCACCCTGTAACACAAAAAGAGTCTTATTACTCTTGCACCAAGCGCTCAGATGCTCGGGGCAAGGGGAAGTACTTTTGGCGACTTCCTCAACACCTACTTTTTTATATTCTTTGCTAATTTTCTGTGACAAATAATTCCATAATGCGAGTTGCCAAACACGCACTACTGGGTCGAGTCCTGATTTCCCTCCGACGCCTTCCAAAATCTCGATTTGAGACGGTCCCAACCTGGAAGAGTCGATTCGCACACATAGTGCACGTAGGGGGGTTGCGCTAGAATCTCCTTAAAGAAGGCATGGTGCTTATTAAACACGTCCTTCCCGTAGAAGAAAAACTCACTGTTCGCGCTAGATATCACCTGAACCATTTGTGCTTCAGGGCACAAAGTGTTAGATGGTGTCCAAACAGTGAGTGACTTGTGAATGGAGTCCATTTCCAGTGGACAGAGATATGCACCGACATCCTCATCAAAACGCCAAGAGCGCTTCAAAAACGAACAAGCGTTGATATGGATGAATGGTTGCGTCTCAGCCTCCTTATCGGCCATGGTGTATTGAACACCAATCGTCGCTAAATTGCTCTGAATGGCCGTATGGTTAAACCAGTCACATGCGGGAGAAACACCCATGATGTTGTCATCACCATAGGTGAAAAGGTTCACATTCTGCTTGAAGGAACGACAGTGACGTTCTGGGTTCGCCAGCACGTACGCATATCGCATATACAAGCAGTTTACGATCGAGTTGACGATCACGGTGAGCGGATGCCCCGAAGGGTTTGTTCCAAAGAACTCTACCACATCACCATTCACGTTGACCACTGGAAAAGCTGTGTCTTCAGCAATACACTGCAATTCCAACAGTTCCTCGTTGCTGAAACCCGCCTCACGATAGAGCGCAATCATGACATCGAACGCACTAAGTACGAATCGCGCAATCATGTGCTTATCAAACTTACTGTAATCTCCGGCGACGATACGGTCATCACCATGAGCAGTCAAGTAGTTGCGGATTGTGCCCCACGCGGTGGATTGGGCTACGGTGCCTGGACCTGCTTCAAATATGAAGGGGTTCTTTTGTATCAAGCGAACCAAAGAAAGGTATCGCGAGCGTACTACTAAGCACCATGCTGCTGGAGCCCCGGTGAAAAGCCTTGTCTTCTGTGCCTTAAATTTGGCAAACGAGACCGCTTCATCTTTGAGATGCCCCATAAAAACAGGGTTCACCCTTTCACCACGCTTGTATGATGCTTCTATTGCATCATACATCTCCCAAACCTCCTCAGTGAAGTCTATGCCATCGGGATAACGCTCACTAGGAGCTTCCCGGAGATACTTCTTTTTGGAGGTATTGAACGGACTTCCCATAGAGGAATTCACGTTCACACGATCAATGAATTTCACCCCAGGCAATCCATTTAAGGACGCCATCTTGGATAAAAACACCAAATCGCGCTTCCACTCATCACCATGCTTAGCGG